GAATGGAAAATTAGAAGGATATTCTCCTAAAGCTAATATTGCAGATTGTTTAGAACAAAAAAGAAAAGTAGAACGTGATGGTAATCCTAGTGTTACTTCATGGAGTTGCAAAGAAGTAAAAGCTATTGTTGAAGTAGATAAGCATGGCGTTAAAAGAATCAAAGAAGTTAAACAAGATTAATTGTATTAACAACCTGACAGTTGGATGCTGTCTCTTAAATCAATGTAAATGCTATGACAATAAAGAATATAATAATAAAATATTTGATAGTAGCTCTACTGGCATTTGTATTAGGTACATTTTTCCCAAATCCAGTCGCCAAGAAGAAAACTGAGAACGCCACAATTGCCTGGGCCAAGAGTCTAGGCTTTGGTCCCCCGAGGTTTGAATATCATAACAACCAAGAGTTCATCACCTCCCTTAAAAAGTGTATCGCTTACCTCAATTTTGACATCCCCACAAATAAACACATAAATACAGAACTTATAGTAGCCCAAGCTATAGTAGAATCTAACTATGGAACATCTCGGTTTGCACGAGAAGGTAATAATTTGTTTGGTATAAGAATATGGTCAAAAGATGGAATGCTTCCTTATAAACAGCCAGAGCATATAGATTGGCGAGTAAGGGTCTTTAAAAGTAAGTGTGATTCTGTTAAATATTACATAGAAATTCTAAATACAAAAAAAGTGTATGCAGAATTTAGAAGAGTTAGAGAATTAACATTAAATAGAAATCCTATTGCAATGGCTAAAACTTTAGATAACTTTTCTACAAATAAAGAATATGAAAAACAAGTTATTGAAGTAATAAATAAATTAAGAGGAAAATAAATGCCACTATTAAGTAAAAGTTTTACACTTGAAGAGTTTCTTAAATCACAAGAAGCAACAAGACTTGGAATTGATAATACACCAAACGAAGAACAAATATTTAATCTTCAGTTACTATGTAATAATGTAATACAACCAATAAGAGATTATTTTAATAAACCAGTTGTTATAAGTTCTGGTTATAGATCTGCAGAATTATGTCTTGCAATAGGTTCTTCTGCTACAAGTCAGCATACTAAGGGACAAGCCGCAGATTTTGAGATATTTGGAATACACAATAAAGAAGTTTCAGATTTTATTGTAAATAGTTTAGATTGGGATCAGTGTATACTAGAGTTTTGGAACGAAAGTGATCCAAATAGTGGATGGGTTCACTGTAGTTATGCTTATGGTGCTAATAGAAGGCAATACTTGAAGGCACAGAAGGTAAATGGTAAAATTGTATATTCATCAATGAGGTAATATGCCAATAGGAAGATCACAAATACCACAACAAATAGAAGGTAAACTTCGTGGAGCAAAACCATCAAGAGCCATGCTTACTTATAAAAAGAAAAAGAAAAAATAATGGCTAAACTTTGTCCAAAAGGAAAAGCAGCAGCTAAAAGAAAATTTAAAGTGTACCCGAGCGCGTACGCGAACATGTATGCATCAGCTGTTTGTTCTGGAAAAATAAAACCAGGTGGTAAAAATAAATCTCAACAAAGAAAAGAAGTATCTAATTATAAACAAGGTGGTGTTGCTAAAGGTTGTGGAGATGTAATGAGTAATAGAAGAAAAGTTACAAAGAAATATTAATATGGCTGGTCTTAGAGAATGGGTTGCAGAGAAATGGGTAGATATTGGAACCAAAAGAAAAGATGGTTCTTTTGCTCCTTGCGGTAGATCAAAAGGTGAAAAAAGAAAAGGCTATCCAAAATGTGTACCATTAGCAAAAGCTAGATCAATGTCAGAAGGTCAAAGAAGATCAGCAGTCACAAGAAAAAGAGCAGCTGGTAATAAAGGCCCAAAACCTACCAATGTAAAGACATTTACTAAGAAGTACTATGGTGGTATGATAGATATACAAGATTAAAAATACAAAGGATTAAATAAATGAATATAGCATCTAAACAACCAATGGGCGGCGCTCATAAACCTTATAAACTTACAGGAAAAATATCTGGAACTAAAAAACCAGTTAAAAAGAAAAAGTAAGGTTATGACTTATGGCTACATCTGGCACAACTACATTTAATTTAGATATTGATGACGTCATAGAAGAGGCGTACGAAAGATGTGGCATTCGTAATACAAAAGGTTACGATTTAAAATCATCAAGAAGAAGTTTAAATCTATTGTTCTCTGAATGGGGAAATAGAGGTGTTCATCTTTTTAAAGTAGAATTAAAAAACCAGTTAATGACAGCTGGTACAATTACTTACACTACACCATCTGATTGCAGTGATGTATTAGAAGCTTATGTTTCTACAACTGAAACTGTAACTTCAAGTACAAACGATATTTCATTAAATAAAATTGATAGATCTGCATATGCAGGACTTCCTAATAAAGGACAAACTGGTCAACCTTCACAATACTATGTAGATAGACAAATTAATCCTACAATCAGTTTATATCTTGCACCAGATTGTACAACTTACACTTATTTAAAATATTATTACATACAAAGAATTCAAGATGCTGGTTCTTACACGAATCAAGCAGATTTACCATATAGATTTTTACCATGTATGGTTTCTGGGCTTGCGTTTTATCTATCACAAAAATACGCACCAGAAAGAATACAAGATTTAAAATTATTATATGAAGATGAATTACAAAGAGCTTTAGAAGAAGATTCTCAAAGAACTTCTGTATTTATTTCACCTTATACTTATTTTGGAGATAGATATTAATGTCATTTGCACGTGGTAAAAGATCATTAGCGATTTCTGATAGAAGTGGAGCACAGTTTCCATATAGAGAAATGAGAAAAGAATGGAATGGTTCTATTGTTCATTTTACTGAATATGAACCAAAGCATCCTCAATTAGATCCTCCATATCATCCAGCTGATCCTCAAGCATTACTAATGCCAAGAGCAGATATTAGACCAGGTGGTGGTTGTGAAGTACAATTAGATTTATATTATTGGCCAGGACAATATTTAGCAAACGGAATGCAACCTGGAATTAGTGGAGATATTATTAATTATAGAAGATCAGCACTAGTAAGTGTTGGTAATGTAACAATTATAACATCATGACATACGCAGAATTATTACAACAGATTAGAGATTATACAGAAGTAGATTCATCAGTATTAACTAATACTATTTGTGATACTTTTATTAAAAATTCTGAATATAAAATATTTAGAGAAGCAGATGCAGATTATGCTAGACAATACGCTACATCAACATTTAATACTAATAATCAATACTTAAGTTTACCAGATGATAATACAGATGAAGGAACAACTTCTATTAGAAGAGCCTTGATCGTTCGTTCGGTGGTTGCTACAAATACATCTTCTATTCAAGTATCATTAGAACCAAGAGATGATACATTTATAACTGAATATAATAGTTCAGGATCTACTGGCTTTCCTAAATATTATGCAATGTATAGAGAAAACGCTATTCAAGTAGCACCAATACCAGCTGCTGCTTATCCAGTAACATTAGACTATATTTATACACCTGATAATTTAAGTTCTACAAACACGACTACTTATGTTAGTGAAAATGCCCCAGAATTATTATTATGTGCTTGTTTAGTAGAAGCCTTTGCATACTTAAAAGGACCTATGGATATGTACAAACTATATCAAGACAAGTATAATACAGCATTACAAGGCTTTACGATTGAGCAAACAGGCAGAAGACGTAGAGATGAGTATTTTGATGGTTCATTAAGAATTAAAATTAATTCACCATCACCATAAACTATAAGGAGTACAATATATGGCAATAGCACAAGCAGTATGTAATTCTTTTAAACAGCAAATTTTAGAAGGACAACATCAATTTCAAACTGGCGGAAACGTTTTTAAATTATCACTTTATACATCAGCAGCTAACTTATCAGCATCAACAACTGTTTATACTTCAACTAATGAAGTAGCAAACACTGGTCAGTACACAGCTGGAGGTGGTACTTTAACTGGACAACAAACTTCACTTGATACAGGTGTAGCAATTGTTGACTTTGCAGATTTATCATTCACAGGAGTTACGCTAACAGCAGCGGGAGCTTTAATTTACAACACATCAGCAACTAATAAAGCTGTTTGCGTTTTAGATTTTGGTGGAGATAAAACAGCAACAGCAGGAACATTTACAATTGTGTTCCCAGCGTTTACATCAGCGAATGCAATATTAAGAATATCATAGAGGTAGCTTTATGGCGTTCGTTATTAACGACAGAGTCAAAGAAACTACTTCAACAGTCGGGACAGGCACTGTTACTTTAAGCGGGGCACAGTTAGGCTTTCAAAGTTTTTCTTCTGGCATCGGAGCAGGTAACTCAACTTACTATTCAATTGCTTTAGGCAATCAGTGGGAAGTTGGTATTGGCTCTTTAACGAACGCTACTACCTTTACTAGAGATTCAGTTATATCTAGCTCTAATGCTAGTTCATTAGTAAGTTTTAATACAGGGATTAAAGATATATTTTGTTCTTTACCAGCAGAATATACACCATCCCCTTCAATGCTCGCACAAGCATTTGTAAACACACATGCAACAACAATTACTCAAGATCAAACAATTGAATCTGGAGTATTAGCAGGACCTGTTAGTATAACAGGAACACAAACAGTAACAGGAAGTTTAGTAGTAGTATAAATATGGGCGGAATTTTACAAGTAGATTCAGTTTTAAATAATAATACGTCTAATTTAATTACACAGACGAATAGTACAACTATTACTATTGGTTCAACTGGTCAAACAATTTCTTTAGCATCAGGTGCTTCATCTTCAGGATTCGGATTATCTTGGAATCCAACAGTTCAAACAACAAATTTCACAGCATCAGTAGGTGTTGGATATATGGTAAATACAACCACAGCTGCAATAACTGCAACTCTACCAGCAGCTCCTGCAATAGGAGATCAGGTAGCTTTTGTAGATTTTAATGAAACAGCAGCAACAAATAATATTATATTAGATCCTAATGGATTAAAAATTGATGGAACTACAAGTACTACAAATATAGTTAATGGTGGAGAAGGTGTTACTATTTTATATTCTGGAACAACTAGAGGTTGGATTCCAATATCTGCAGCTAACGAAGGGACTACAGCTCTTGCAAGTCAATATAGTTTAGATTTTTTAGTAGTAGCAGGAGGAGGAGCAGGTGGAAGTTCAGATGAAAATGGAACAGCTTCTGGAGCTGGAGGTGGTGCTGGAGGTTATAGAACATCCACACAAACAGTTGCTCGTGGAACAATAATTACAGTAACAGTTGGAGATGGTGGTACTGCAAGTGATTTTACTAGAGGTAGTTCAGGTTCATCTTCTTCAATTTCAGGAACAGGTTTAACAACAATTACTTCAGCAGGTGGTGGAGGCGGCGGTGGTGGTGGTGCTCCAAATAATAGTGGAGCAAGTGGTGGTTCAGGGGGTGGAACTTCTTTTGTAACTTCAGGAGGAGGAAGTGGTAACACTCCTAGTACATCACCAAGTCAAGGTAATAATGGAGGAAATAGTGATAATTCTTCTGGTGGCGGCGGTGGTGGCGGAGCAGGAGCAGTCGGTTCTACTGCAACAACTTTAGCTAATGGTGTAGGTGGTAATGGTACAGCATCTTCAATTACTGGTTCTTCAGTAACAAGAGCAGGAGGAGGAGGTGGCGGCGGTGGTGCAACTGTGAATTCTGGTGGAGCAGGAGGAGATGGAGGTGGAGGAGCAGGTGGAAATAGACTTTCTACTAATGGAACAGCAGGAACAGCAAATACTGGTGGAGGTGGTGGAGGTGGACCAGCAGATAGTTCTAACACTGGTAGACTTGGTGGAAGTGGAGGAAAAGGAGTTGTTATAATAAGTATGGCAACTATACATTATTCAGGAACATCTAGCGGATCACCGACAGTGACAACTAGTGGATCAAATACAATATTACAATTTAACGGATCAGGAACTTACACGGTATAATTATGGCTAGTTTTGCAAAAATAGGATTAAATAATAAAGTTATAGCGGTTGTATCTGTTGTTAATGAAGTAATAAAAGATTCAAACGGAGTTGAGCAAGAACAATTAGGTATAGATTTTTTAACTAATATATATGGTTGGGCTATTTGGAAACAAACTTCATATAATACAAACGCAGGAATTCATAATAACGGTGGAATTCCATTTAGAAAAAATCACGCTGGAATAGGTTATACTTATGATGAAGATAGAGATGCTTTTATTCCTAAAAAACCTTATAATAGTTGGATATTAAATGAACAAACTTGTAATTGGGAAGCTCCAGTAGCTAAACCTGATAATGAAAATTTATATAGATGGAACGAGAGCCGTGTAAACTGGGAGATTATTGAATAATGCCTTTACTTAAAGTAAATCAAATTGCATCATATAGTGGTAACACACTTACCATTGGTACAACTGGTGATACAGTTACCTTGGCTGCTGGTTCTACTTCTTCAGGATTTGGAGCAACATACAATGGAGCAGTTAACTGGACTTCAAATGTAGTAACTTCAGCATTAACATTATCCGCAGGAATTGGCTATTGGGTTAACACTTCTTCTGCTGCAATTACAGCAACATTACCTGCTTCTGCTTCAGTAGGAGATACAATTATACTTACAGATTTTAATAGAACATGGGGAACAAATAATTTAACATTAAGTACTAATGCATTAAACTTTCAAGGAAATACTTCACCTAGTCCAGTTTATTCAACAGATGGTCAATCAGTACAGTTAGTTTATTCTGGAGCAACAAAAGGTTGGATTCCAATTTCTGATGATGATGTAACTTTAGAAACACCACAAACTACCACAATAGATTTTTTAGTAATAGCTGGAGGAGGTGGTGGTGGAACTAATGCTGGAGGAGGTGGCGGAGCTGGAGGTTATAGAACTTCAACTCAAACAGTAAATCAAGGAACAGTAATTACAGCAACAGTAGGAAATGGTGGGGCTATTGAGGTTTCAGGTTCTTCTTCTTCAATATCAGGTTCAGGATTAACTACAATTACATCAGCTGGTGGTGGATTTGGAGGGGGTCTTGCTTCTGCTGGAACTTCTGGAGGTTCTGGAGGAGGAGGAGGTAGTGGTTTCGAAGCTGGTCCATTTGGTGCTGGAGGAAGTGGTAATACACCAAGCACATCACCTTCTCAAGGAAATAATGGAGGTGCAGGTAATAATACAAATCAAGGTTCTCCTTATAATCAATTACATGGTGGGGGTGGAGGAGGTGCTAGTGCAGTTGGTAGTGCTGGAAATTCAAGCGTTGGTGGTAGTGGAGGAAATGGTACAGCATCTTCAATAACAGGAAGTTCAGTAACTTATGCAGGCGGAGGTGGAGCTGGTGGTTATACTGCTGCAGGAGCAGGAGGATCTGGTGGTGGTGGGGCAGGTACAGGTAATACTTCTGGAACTGCTACAGCAGGAACAGCAAACTCTGGTGGAGGTGGTGGAGGTTGTGGAGGAAACAGTACAGCAGCAAGTGGTGGTTCTGGTGTTATTATATTAAGTATGTTGACTTCTAGATATAGTGGAACTACTACAGGTTCTCCAACTGTTACAACATCTGGAAGTAATACAATATTAAAATTTACAGGTTCAGGGAGTTATACAGTATAATGGCATCATTCGCTAAAATAGGATTAAATTCAAAAGTTATAGCAGTTGTTTCTGTTAATAATGAAGTATTAAAAGATTCTTCTGGTATTGAAAGAGAAGAATTAGGTATTCAATTTTTAAATGAATTATATGGCTGGCCAATTTGGAAACAAACATCATATAATACTCATAAAGGAATACACATTAATGGTGAAACTCCATTTAGAAAAAATTATGCAGGAATAGGTTTTACTTATGATGAAGACAGAGATGCATTCATTCCTAAAAAGCCTTATAATAGTTGGATATTAAATGAACAGACTTGTCAGTGGGAAGCTCCAGTAGTTAAACCTAATGATGGTAATATGTATAACTGGAACGAGCAAATTCAAAACTGGGAGTTGATCAATGGCTAGTATTATAAGAGCAGACGCATTACAAAATACTAATACTAGTAATATTATTAGTCAGACTAATGCCACGACATTAACTTTAGGTTATTCTGGTCAAACTATTACAGTAGCATCAGGTGCTACTTTACCTTTAAGTAACTCACAAGTAACATTAACTGGATCTACTTCAGGATCTACTATTTTACAAGCAACAGCTACTGCTAGTGGTGTAGTTACTATACCTTCAGCAACAGATACATTAATAGGAACTAATACTACAGATACTTTAACTAATAAAACAGTTACAAATCCAACAATAACAAATTATACTGAATCGGTAGTTGCTATAGGAACTGTTACTACATCAAATACTATTTCATTAACATCAGGTACTGTCCAAACAGCAACATTAACAGCATCCACAGCATGTACATTTACAATGCCAACAGCAACCGCAGGTAAATCTTTTATTTTATTATTAAAACAAGCAGCATCAACTGGTAATGGCACAGCTACATTTACAAGTGTTAAATGGGGAACTTCAGGTGCTCCTACAATAACAGCAACAGCTGGTAAAATGGATATTTTGAGCTTTGTGTCAGATGGAACTAATTGGTATGGTTCCGCAGCACAAGGATATACTCCATAATGTTTGCGTCTAAAAATTTTTTTCTTGCTGGAGGAGCTAAAGCTCCTTATACAATAACTTATTTAGTAGTAGCTGGAGGAGGCGGTGGTGGAAGAACTTGCGGAGGAGGAGGCGGTTCTGGTGGATACTTAACAAGTACTGCAACTTTATCTGCTTTAACTAATTATACAATTACAGTTGGAGCTGGAGGTAATGGTGGAGATAATTTATCTGCTAGTGCTTATGTAGGTGGAAATTCAGAATTATCTGGATCAGATATATCTACAGTAACTTCTTATGGAGGGGGTGGTGGAGGAGGATTTTTTTCAGGTGCTAGTGGTGGAGGATCTGGTGGAGGAAATGGAGCACGTGGAGGAGGGGCTGGTTCTGGTACTAGTGGTCAAGGAAATAACGGTGGACCTTCAAACGGAGATCAACGAGGTGGTGGTGGAGGTGGAGCAAGTGCTAGTCCAGGTGGTCAAACAGGTGCCGATGGGTTACAATCATCAATAACAGGGTCATCAACTTATTATGCTGGAGGTGGAGGAGCTGGAAGTAATGGAGGAAATGGCGGTGGAGCTGGAGCTGGAGGACAAGGTGGAGGAGTAAGTGGTTATTCACAAAATAGTCAAGGTCAACCACCAGCAGGTACAGCAAATTTAGGAGGCGGTGGAGGAGGTTCTGGAGGAAATGGAAGTTCTTCTCCTGGAGGTAATGGTGGTTCTGGTGTTGTAATATTAAGAATGTTAACAAGTGATTATTCAGGAACTACTACAGGAAGCCCTACAGTTACAACAGATGGAAGTTATACAGTTGTTCAATTTACAGGATCGGGTAGTTATACAGGATAAATTATGGCTCACTTTGCTAAAATAGATTTAAATAATAATGTTATTGATGTTGTTGTAGTTAATAACGAAGTATTAAAAGGCCCAAACGGCAATGAAATTGAAAAACTAGGTATAGATTTTTTAAATAATTTATACAACTATCCTAATTGGGTTCAAACTTCATTTAATAAAAATTTTAGAAAAAATTATGCAGGAATTGGATTTACTTATGATCAACAAAGAGATGCTTTTATTCCACCTAAACCTTTTAACTCTTGGATATTAAACGAAGATACTTGTCTTTGGAACGCACCTGTTGTCATACCAGACGACAATAATATATATTTATGGAACGAAACTACACAAAATTGGGATTTACAACAATCTTAATTTAGTATAATCAATCCTAATGATTGAATCCACAATAAACGGAATATTTCCAATACCTGTCTATATATCAAAATTAGATAGAGAACTTACTAAAAAAGAACTATCTTTCGTAGATAAATCTAAATTAGATTATTATAAAAATGAAGGTAATATTACTTCTAATGATAATTATATATTAAACCAAAAAGTATTTAGCTCATTAAAAGAAGATTTATATTTAAGAGTGGAAGATTACTTTAATAAAGTATTGTCTTATACGGATGTCACAACTCCTTATATTACTCAATCTTGGTTAAATTATACTGAAACAAATCAATATCACCATAAACATGAACACCCTAATTCATTAGTATCAGGGGTATTCTATGTTAATTGCCATGAAGAATTTGATAAAATTAAATTCTTTAAAAAAGATTCATATCAAGCTATTAAACCAGAAACTAAAGATTGGAATTTATATAATTCTGAGACATGGTGGTTTACTGTAAAAACAGGAGATATTATATTATTTCCATCTTCTTTAACTCATATGGTAGAAACTAAAGAAGGAGATAATACAAGAATTAGTCTAGCTTTTAATGTATTTATTAAAGGCACCATTGGTAACAATAAGAATTTAACTGAGTTGATACTTTAGGCATTCACAACAATATGATATAATTCCATATTGGGAGGGGTCTTCCACCTATACACCAACCCTTCCCACTATAGGATTATTATATGTTTTTTGGAGCAACAGCATTTGCAGAAGCACCTTTTTCATCAGAAGGTATTATAAATCAAACCGTTGAACTTACGGGTGTACAAGCTGCAACTAATGTTGATAGCGTTTCTATTTTAGCTGGTGGAAGTGCATCTATTGCTACAGGAGCAGAAGTAGATTTACATGCCACAGTTAATACAGTTGAGATTACAGCAAATGCCGATGTTGAACTTAGCACAAATTTATTAATAACAGCTTTAGGTAGTGCATCTATTGAAGCAGAAGGTTCTGTAGATTTAACTACAAACTTATTAACAACTACTACTGATAGTGTTTCAATATCAATTGGACCTGATGTTAGTGTATCTACAAATTTATTACAAACAGCAATTAATTCAGTAGCAATTGATATTGCATTTACTATTGATGTTGTAGGACAACAATTAAATTCAACAGTTAATAGTGTAGAAGTATTTCCAGTTACAATTGTTAATTTATCTACTAACTTATTACAATCAACAGTTAATAGTGTAGTTGCTAATGCTAACGCAGATGTAAATGTAAGTACTAATTTATTAACTGTAACTTTAGGAGATGAAGTAGTTACAGGAGATGCTCTTATTAATTTATCTACTAACTTATTACAATCCGCAGTAGGACAAGCTCAATCTTCAGTATCTAAAGACGTACCAGTTACTGGAGTAAGTGCTACAACTACAACAGGAACATTAGTAATTAGTATAGGAGTACCTGTAACAGGTGTTTCTATGACTGCTTCAGTTAATGCTCCTTTAATTATTTCTTGGGCAGTTGTGAATATCAACACAAGCAATACATGGAGAGTGGTTGATATAGCAGCCTAAAACTTATATAATAGATTAATTATGCCATCATCATATTCTACAGATCTTAAACTAGAGTTAATGGTTACGGGGGAAGCCTCTAACACATGGGGAGATAAGACTAACTCTAACTGGAATTTAATACAACAAGCGGTTGCAGGTTATCAATCAATTTCTTTAACATCTACAACTACAACATTAGCAATGTCTAATGCAACTATTTCTAATGCTAGAAATATGGTGCTTGAATTTACAGGAACATTATCAGGAAATTCTACGGTTAATTTACCTGATGGTATTGAAAAGTTTTATGTTGTAAAAGATGCAGTAACACATAGTGGATACACACTAACATTTAAAACAACTTCTGGATCAGGATTTACTACTGAAAATGGTAAAGCATATATTGCTTATTCAGATGGAACAAATATGAATGGTGTTAACTTAGCTAACTTAGGTGGAACTATTGGAACAACACAAATAGATGATAATGCTATTATATCTTCTAAAATTAATGCATCAGCAATTACTTCTGTTAAAATTGCAGATGGTGCAGTTACAGCTTCACAAATTACTTCTAATGCAGTTACTACAGATAAAATTGCAAACGATGCGGTAACAGCAGCTAAACTTTTAAGAAAATTTACAATTAGTACATCTAATCCAGCAGGTGGATCAGATGGAGATCTTTGGTTTAAATATACAGCATAATTAATCATGGCCGTAACTTCAGCAAATGTTTCGGGCACATTTAAAACAGTTACAGATATCTCAGGAAATGTATCTGGTACATGGAAATCTGTTGATGAAGCATATGCAAATGTATCTGGAAATTGGAAAACAGTATTTATTGCATTTCAAGCAACATCTTTTATAACAGTTACAGGAACATCTACAACAACGACTGTTCCAACAGGAGCCAATGCTATTCATATTCAAGCAGCTGTTGGTGGTGGAGGTGGATCGGTTGTTGGTTGTGATTACGATAAAGCAGGTGGAGAATCAGCAGGAGCTGGTGGTGGATCTGGTGCTTATGTATCAGATAAAATATTTTCAGTTACAGCTGGTGAAACATTAACATTAGTTGCAGGTGTTTTTGGTGCGGCTAATAATAATCTTGGAGCTAAAACTAACGTTGCAGCAAGTGGTGGAGCAACAACTACATTATCAGGTTCTACAACAGGAAGTATATTCTCATTAACAGGTGGAGGTGGATCATCTGGATTAGGAGGTGGAGTTCAAGGACCTCTTAGAACTAATACTGCAGGCACTGCAGGAGCTGCAACTATATCAGGAACAGCAATTACATCAGGATCATTTAATCAATCAGGTGTTGTTGTAAGTGTTTCAACTTGTACAGGTGGACCAGTAGGTACATTTAATCAATCTGGAAACGGTGCTGTTGGAAATATATCAGGATCTAATAATTGCGGCGGAGATAACTGTCAAATTGGTGGAAGTAATGGTGCAGCTTCTTATGCAGGTAATATTGCAGGTGGAGTTGGTTCACCTACAGGTTCAACTACAGCTGGTACTAGTGGTACTAGAGGATCAGGGGGCGGAGGAGGTGGAGCCCAAGTATCAGGTGGTTCTTCTCTTGCTGGTAATGGTGGAAACGGTGAAATTGTATACAGATTCCTAAGAGTTTCTTAATTGACTTTATTTAAATAAAGTATATCAATTACTAATGAGCAATATATCCAAGTGGTTTGGTAAAGCTATTTATATTACAGCATTAGATAATTTTGAAGAAATTAACAAGGACCTTGTTCCGTTAATCAATAAAGAAGTTACACCAACCAATAGCCAGTATTCACGGACCACGGATATTAAACCAAATGAATTACAATCTATAGATGATGGTATTCATCATGATAAAAGATTTCAAAAGTTATTTGATGCAATTCAACCAAAGATAGTAGAAGCATTAGAACTACAACATCTTAATTTAGATTTGCTTGATATTTATATAACTAAAGCTTGGGCGACTTATACTATTAAAGAACAGTATATTCATTCACATAGACACATGTCTTCTCATTATAGTTTTGTTTATTACCCTTATGCTGAAGAACAAGGTGATTTAGTATTTCAAGATGATGATGTATCTAAGACTGGTTTAAATATTCCAGTTAGAAAAGAATACTTTAAGAAGTTTACAGAAGTAAATTATTCAAGTGCAATATATCCAGCTAAAACAGGAAACTTAATTGTATTCCCAAGTATGTTGTTTCATGAAACTCAACAAAACACTACGGATAAACCTAGAATATCAATTTCAGGCGATATTATGCTTACAATGAAACCAAATATTAAATCAGAGCACAATATACCAAGTCCTACAACGTGGAAGAAATTAGGCTCTTAATTTACTAGTGAGGTATTTTAGTATAAAATACCGAATATGCCTTTAGTTAAGATACCATTAAAACCAGGGTTTAATAAACAAGCCACGGCTTCACAAGCTATGGGGGAATGGGTTGATGGCAATAACGTTAGATTCAGATATGGATCACCTGAAAAGATTGGTGGTTGGGAACAAATTACAGATAAATTAATAGCTGGCGCTGCAAGAGCACAATGGTCGTGGACCGATTTAACTGGCAGACGATACGCGGCTCTCGGAACTAATAAGTGTTTATATATTTATGATGCAGATAGTTTATATGACATTACACCTTTAGATACAGATAGACAATTATTAGCGTGTACATTTACATCAACAACAGGATCTAGAACTGTTACAGTTAATAAAGCTTCACATAATTTAGAAGTAGGTGAATATATTTTATTTAGTACTGTTACTTTACCAGGTGGTGGAGTGACTAGTTTTGTCGCAGCAGATTTTACAACAAATACATTTGAGGTTATTTCAACTCCTACAAGTGGAACATTTACAATTACAATGGCTGTAACTGAAACAGGAACAGGTATGTCTGCTCAAGGATCAGCGACAATGACGCCTTATATTAATCCAGGTCCATTAGTTGCATCATTGGGTTATGGATGGGGAACAGGTACGTGGGGTTTATCTACTTGGGGAACACCTAGAACAACTTCTAATGCAACTATTGATGCAGCAGATTGGTCATTAGATAACTTTGGAGAAAATTTAATTGCAACTGTTAAAAATAGTAAAACATATATTTGGTTACCTGCAGGTGGAACAGGAACTGCAAATAGAGCAACACTAGTTCCAAATAACCCAACAGCAACCATTCAAACTATAGTATCTGATAGAGATAGACATTTAATACATCTTGGAACAGAGACGACTATTGGAAATCCTTCAACTCAAGATCCAATGTTTATAAGATTTTCAAACCAAGAAGATATTGAAGACTATTTACCCACTTCTACAAATACAGCAGGTACATTTAGATTAGATGATGGTACGACTATTATTGGTGCTGTAAGAGCAAAGGATTATATATTAGTTGTTACAGACACTGCAGCTTATACAATTCAGTTTGTAGGACCTCCTTTTACATTTAGTATAAGAAAAGTAGGATCTAACTGTGGTCTTATTGGTAAACATGCTTTAGTGTTCATTAACGGAGCTGTTTTCTGGATGGGGGATTCTGGAGGATTCTTTAAATTTGACGGAACAGTTAATGACATACCTTGTTTAGTTGAAGATTTTGTATTTACTACTTTAGGAGATGATAATTTAGGAATTAATTTTGCACAGGGCTCACAAGTATATGCTGGACTAAATACTTTATATACAGAAATTAATTGGTTTTATTGTAAAGATGGATCTACAAACATAGATAGATTAGTTTCATTAAACTATGATGATAGTACTTGGACAACAGGTAATCTAGCAAGAACAACATACGAAGATGCTAAAGTATTTAAATTTCCATACGCAACTAAATATGAAACTGCTTTAGTACCAACAGTACCAACTATTAATGGGGCAACAGCAGGGGCTTCTTATTACTTTGCTCAAGAAGTAGGTAAAAACGAAATTATAAATACAGGTGGAACTACAACAAATGCTATATCTTGTTTTATAAGATCAGGAGATTTTGAAATAGACCAAGGTGGTAATGCAGAATACTTCTTAAAGATTAGAAGGTTTATACCAGACTTTAAAAACTTAGAAGGAAGTGCAGATGTTACTATTTATTTAAGAGCTTATCCTGCAGATACAACAACTGCTAAAGGAGAAACTTTTATTGGTCCATTTACAATAACTACATCAACTGATAAAGTAGATACTAGAGCTAGAGCACGATTAGCTAGTTTAAAAATTGATAGCAGTGCTATAGGAGATAACTGGAGATACGGAATATTTAGAGTGGATATACAACAAGATGGTCTTGGTGGTAGTTTCCCTCAAACATAATTATGGCTACATATAAATTTTATTATCTTATTTCTGGAAGTAATGATGTTCAACAAAAAGAATACATATCCTCTTATAATATAAATCAAGTTAAACCTTATTTCTTAAACGATACTTCTAATGTTACGAAAGTAGATAGGATTGATATATTGGCAGATCCAGACGGTATCAATACTGATGAAGCTTTAGGATATAATTAATGGCAAAGATTAATTTATATATACCAGAACCAAGAGAACCTTATACTGTTGATAACTTTAGACAGATCAATCAAGTATTAGAAACTTTACAAAATCAATTAAACACATCTTATCAAGAAGAAAGTTTACAAGATCTTCAAAGACAAATTTGGTTTAGTATGAGAGCAGGTTGTTGCTAATGGGTTGCACTAACGTAAATTCAGGTCAAGCTAATCCAATCTATGTTGCAATAGGTGGAACTAATACTGATGCATTTGGAAGATTAAGAGTATCAGAACCTTATTCATTATTTGATTCTCAAAATAGATATGCATTAGATAATCAATTTGATACTTCAACTGTAACTGGAGGAAGCACTAGTTTTTTAACTAATGAAGCATCCGTTGCTATGATTACCTCAACTGCTTCTGGAGCTGAAGTAGTTAGACAATCTTACAGATCAATGCTTTATCAACCAGGAAAAGGATTATTATTTCTTGGAACGTTTAAAGCTGCAACTCCTCTTGCAAATTTAAGACAACGTATTGGTTATTTTAGTACTCAAAACGGAGTTTATTTTGAAACATCTGGAGCTGGAACTGGAACATCTGCACTTAAAGCTTTTGTACTTAGAACTTATATTGGCGGTTCAGTAGATAATACAACAAGACGAGTTGAACAATCTGCTTGGAATGGAGATAAATTAGATGGAACTGGACCAAGTGGTTTAACTTTAGATTTAAGTTATCCTCAAATTTTATGGATGGATTTTGAATGGTTAGGTGTAGGTAATGTTAGATGTGGATTTATTATTAATGGACAATACATAGTTTGTCATACTTATCAAAATGCAAACTTTTATGGAAATTCTGTTTACATGACTACAGCATCTTTGCCTGTAAGATATGAAATAACAAATACTGGAGCAACTTCAGGAACATCTACTTTAAAACAAATTTGTTCATCTGTTATGTCTGAAGGTGGATTAGAACCTGCTTCTATAGATCACGTTGCACAAAGAACAACTGCATTAACGGGTGTTGGAACAACATTATTACCACTAGTTTCTATTAGACTTGCATCAACTGCATTAGGTGCAATAGTATTACCAAGTGCTGTTAAAGTTATACCTACTTCTGCAGATAATTTTGAAATACAGTTTGTTAAAAATGCAACATTAACAGGTGCTTCTTATTCAGCTGTAGCAAGTGATGCTAATGTTCAATATGATGTTGCAGCAACTGCAATGACAGGTGGAACACTATGTCAAATAGATTATGCTGCTTCTTCTAATCAAGGTACTACTGCTTTAAATCCTATTTCAGCATTTAATTGGGATTACCAATTAGGAGCATCTCTTGCAGGAGTAAGTGATGTATATACTATAGGTGTAAGAACTTTTTCAGGTACTGGTGATATAATTGGTTCTTTAACTTTTTATGATTTAACACAATAATATAATGGCTA